TATTGACTTATTACTTATAGAAAAAAAATCTCCTGTTGCCATGTTCTGAGCAGATATGCCTATGCTTGGTATTGCAAAGAATGGATTTGTAAATGTGACTGTCTTGGTAGTAGTTCCAGAAGCTACATCTTCTCCTGTTTCTGTTCTTTTTTGCATTTTTACATCTATAGAAATACCAGATACAAATGCTCTGGTTTTATTATTTTTGTTTGCCAATCTTAATCTAAATTTAAAATACCTTCCTTTGAATGAAGTAGATGTATTCATTGGTTGAAATGATGTTGCATTATCTAAAGATGTTGTTGATGTAGCAATCTGTAATTGTGCTGTTGCATTTGTAGGATCATTACCATCAAAAGGTGCAGGTGCATCATCAAACAAACTCGCACCTCTACCATTGTCAAATAAATCGTATGGATCTTCAATCTTATCAATAGTTATGCTTTTAATAAAAGAAACATCATATATATCAGATAATGAGAGTGTTTGTGCTAATGTATAAAATCCTTCATCATCAATATTATCATCAGCACCACCTAAATCAAAATCACCAGACGCATCGTCAAAATTGCCTGTCAAATCATCAAAATCATTTTTTGTATCTAAAACTATAGAATTAGTGCCACTACTATCTGTCAATGCCACATCACTATCAAATGTACCTGCTGTAATATCTTCTGTAAGTGTTTGTATATCTTTGAAGTTTTCTGTTATCTGTGCAATATTTGAAAATATGACTGTTGCGTTGTTGCTTTCATTACCTAATTTATCTACAGCTTTAATAAGAAAAGCACCACTTCTTGTGTTTGTAGTTATTGATGTTCCAGATGTTCTAGGCACTTGAAGCCAATTTACTGACTTGTTCCATTGTGCGTTTGATGTCACATTTTGATATCTTATCTCATAGAATGATATATCTAAATCTGTGTTTGCGTCCCAATTCAACTGCATTTGTGAACTACCTAGCATATTGACTGAAAAGTTTTGCACATCATTTGGTGGCTCTGTAGCACCCACAATTTTTCTACTTGCTGTGATAGATGATGATGAAATGCCAAGTGTATTGATTGCTCTGCATCTTACTTCATAGGTAATATCATCAACCACATTTAACATTTCATAGTTTAGTTCTGTGCCTTGACCAATAATCTTGAAATCTGTTTCTGTACTTTTTTTTGCCTCTACAACATAATATTGAACAAAATTATCTGTTGATGCACCAATAACTATATTTAATCTTGTAATAACGATACCCTCTGAATATTCTATCAATTCGTCTGATAATGTAATTGATGCAGGTGCTTGTACTGTAAATGGATCTGGAAGAGAAGTATTTGGAACTGATGCAACTTCTGTTTTACTTGAAAAGGTGTACCAATCATCATCATGTTCAATAAGAGATAATGATACTTCAAATGATGGATTGATAGCCATACCCATGACTCTAAAAACTTTTGAACTAAATCCTGTTATTGAATGTGTGACAGCTACAAGATCACCTATTGCTAGATTCATAGCTTGATAATTAGCAGTTAGTTCTAAACCTAAATTATCTCTACTTCTTTTCAAAACTATTTCACCAAACTCTAATGCTTGATATGGACTTGTTATTGTTGGCAAATCTATTACTCCTTCTTGTAAAAATCCACCATCTGCTGTTTTTAAAGTGCTGTGGTCTGTATCATAGATGATTGTATCTGATTGAAAATTTTTATCTGGGTTTACGAAATTTACTTGCACTCTGTTAAATTTTTCATTTTTTCTTGCACTTGATACTCTTATCCCATTAATTATATTATCTTCATTAAGTGTAAGTACACTTGATCCTGTAGTTTCAATAATTAATTTATATTTTCCT